TAAACATAATAAATTGTTTGGCTACATATTCCCAAAATATGGCTAAAGCACAACTCATGCCAATTAAAGGTCTCCAAGATCGTTGCATAATACCACCAATACCTGTTGCAGTGGATTGAGCATCGGCTAAATTAATATCCATTTGCTTGGAATTAATTTCGTTTTCTAATTCTTGAAGTTTTATTTTAATTTGACCCTTTTCTTCCTCAGAAGTATGCACAGAATCAATTACTTTTCCTACAGTATCAACTAAAGATCCACCTAAAAGCTTAGATAGCATTATTTTTTCTCTGCTCCTTTAATTTTTCCTTTATTGATACTTGCGTAAAATACTTTTTCGCCTTTTTTGGCTCCATAAGTCTTAGACATAGACTTTTTTATCTTTTTACCCTTCTTGGTTAGTGGCATTATTTCTCTCCCGAGCTACATTTGCTCTTAATTCAGCTAAATCATAATCTTTTCGTAGTTTTTGTGAATCAAAAAACTGTTTGTAATCAAATTGTGCCTCTTTTAAGTTCTGATTTAAGTTTTTAAACTCAGCAGCAGTCTCTTGTTCAGCTTGTCTTAGTGCTAATTCTTGTTGTTTGAGCATTACAAGAGGGTCCATGTTTTGATCTTGCATTGATTCTTGCTCTTCAACCACCATTTGTTCGGTAATTTTGACAATTTCATTATCAATTGCAGTTTGTCTTTGCATTTGTAAGGCCTGAATTGCCTCTGGTGGTACATTTTCACCAAATTGTTGACGTAATTTTTCTGCTTCTTGAACCATTGCTTGATCAACAGTTTGTGTAGCAAGTAAAGATACGTGCTGATTAATGTGAGAAACTAAATTCATGACTGCCATAGGATTAGCTTTGACTAAAACAGAGGTCATAAAAGTTCTATGTGCTTTAATATGCAGTTCATGATTCTGTTGAGGGAATGCTTGTAAAGGTGCTCCTCGTAAAACAACACTATGTTCCATTGCTGGATCTTGTGGTTGAGGTGGTTGTGGAATTGGTAGTATTTGTTCAATGTCTTTAACACCTAGAGCAATATACATTCTTCGATATGCTTCACGTAAGTTGTGCATTTGAGGATTGCTTTGAGCAAGTTGTAATTGATTTTGTGCCAACGTCACTCTTTGTGACATTGAGAAAATGTTTGGATCGGATACTGGTAAGATGTCAATATTATCATCAAAGTCGATTGCTTTGATTTGTCTTGGTCCACCTTGAACGTTGAAAGGATAAACAGGTGGCAATGCCATCTTGAAAATTTTAGCTAGTAATTCAAATTCTTTTTTCTGTGCGTAGTGTAATCTTTTGTGAACAGCCGACATCACTTTGGTGCCACGCTCCATTAAAGCCATGGTTGTACCCACAGGAGTTTGTGAACTACCTATTTCCGATAATTGCATATCAGCCACAGTTGCAAACTGTTTTGCTGCATCCACACAGAAACCTAATAGTTGCATTAAAACTTGATCAGGTCCTTTATAAGGTAGTGGCATTAATGCTTCACGAATAACTCCATTCGGTGCATCTACATCTCTAAACTCACCAGGTTGTAAAGGTTGACCATCATCACGAATTCTTAATCCTCGTGATTTAAAACCAGCGGGTAAATTAGATAAAGTACCTGCATCTAAAAGTTGACGTAAAGCTGAAGTAGCAGTTCTTGTTAAACCGCCAATCATATGAATTAAACCAAAGCCATAAAAACCTAGACCTGGTAAAAACTTGTAATGAACAAAATAATCATTCTTTCTTTTTAAAGGATCACCTTCATTATAGTTTCGATAAATAGATAAAACTTTGTTTGACCCTTTGTCGATTGTTACAACGTAAGGTAATTTAATTCCACTAGGCTCACCATTTCTAGGATTGATATCTTCAAAACCTTCTAGGTCTAAATCCACATGCATTTCGAATAGCTCAGCCATGTCATCCATTCGATAATCGGTTGGATTTGTTCCGTCAATACGATCCATTTTTTCTTGAATATCATCTTGACCATCACCATCGTAAGGTTGTAAAGGAATATCTCGATAGAATCCTGAAACTTGTTTTTTGCGAAGGTCATTCATTGACATTTTCACAATTTGTGTAATGCGATCACAACTATCTAAATCAGATGCACCATAAGGAACAACAACATCCTCTGCAGGAATAAATTTAGAAGTTGCTCTTTGTAAATTTTCATCAAAGTAAACTTTTTTAAAAGCACTACCGGAAAGAGGTAATTGAAACAACAATTGGTCCATCTCTGGATTGTAGTCTTCCATGACATGAGTAATCTCATAGTTCATATATTCTTTCACACGTTCGGCTGCCTGTTGTAATTGTTCATTCACAGCACCAACAACTTGTGTTCGAACAGGACCATCACTCGGTAAAAGTTCAACATAAGCCATGGCTTGAAACTGTGTAACCGCTTGAGCTAAAACAGGATGATGAACACTTGCAGCACCTCTAAAAGGTCTTGTGCGTTCTTCATATTTAAAACCTAATAAGTCTAAACCTTTGGTGTAAGACTGTTCCCAATCTTCTCTTGAGTCACGATCATTTTCTACTTTCTCCATTAACTCATTAGAAAGAGAACCTAAATAACCTTCGTCTAAAATTTCTGCTAAGTTTGCATTAAAACCTGAAGCTGTAGGTATTTCTTCTTCACCAACAATTGCAGAACCATCTTCAATGATTTCTACATTAGGTTCGCCATTTACTTCAAGGTCAACAGTTGTGCCAACTTCTTCTACTTGAACATCATCTTCTGCACGTCCTCCCGCTTCTGGATTGGGTTCACGTGCTAAATAAGGAGTGTCCTGTATGCTATCGTATTTATCTACCATATTCGCCAAATATATCTGTTATAGAAACTAAACTATCTTTATCAATACTTCCACCAGATTTTTTCTTAAACATAAACATCGGTCCTTTGGCTTTATCAGAATCTAAGGTGATTGTAAACATTTGTACTTCTTGAGGGTTATATTCTTCAATTAAAACTTGAGCAGCATTTCGATCATCTCCAGGGCCTAAAGGTACAAGTTCAAAATCTTCAAAATCAATAGTTCCGCCTGTATCCGTTGTTTCCGTTACAGTCTTTGGTTGGACGTAATAATCCATGGTTTGTCCTGGTGCTATCTCTTTTGAATAAATTACTTGATTAGGACCTAAACTATTTGCATTTCTTTTTAACTGCTCATCAATAAACATTTGTGCTTCTTCAGGCTCTAAACCTTGAGCTAATTGATCTTGTTTCATAAACTCATATTCACCGTCAACATTTGTTTTATAGTAAGCCAATCCTCGATCAGAGGCATCGGGGTTTAAGACAGTTTCTACCTTTGCATTACCACCATATTTCTTCGCAATATTTTTCATTTGCTGAATGGCTACTTTGCCATATAAATCTCTAAACTTTTTACCTGCATCACTGTCAGGACTCTTACCCCAACGTTGATTGACTAAGTCAGGTGGATAAATAGCTACTTTATTAATTCCTCTTGCTTGAGCATCTTTAATTGTAGACTTGAGTAATAAGTCGACATAGTCCGCTTGTTTGTTAAAAGGAATCGGTGGAAATAATTCTAAGTTTTTTAAACTCATATATCGATCACCTGTTTCTATGTCTCGAACATTAGGATCGGTTGCGTATTGAAGTAATTGTTCAGTCTCTTTAGTTCCTGGCACTTTAACATTTTTCAACATTTCCTCTAATTCGCTGGAACGATTTAAATCTAAAAGACTATCCAAAACTTTTTGTTGTTGTTGAGAAATGTCTTGAATTCTAAAAGGAGTCTCGGGTTTACTTTGTTGAAGATCCGAAGCTAAAATCTCATCAATATTTTTTTGTAAGTCCATCATTTGTTTTTGATAATCAGGAATACTTGATCGTGCCGCTTCATTCGGGAAAGGTTTAATCAAATCACTATGTTTTCTTAATGCCTCTTCAACAGCAGGAGGAACTTTAGCATTGAGTGCTTCTAAAGCTCGATTTGCACTTCCCTCTCGATAAGGATCTCCACTTTGTATTTCTCTGGCTGCATTAGCTTTAATATTTTCGATACGTTTTAATAAAGCATTTAATCGCTCTTGTTCTTTTCGAACTTTGGTTAACATATCTGTTTGCATTTCTTGAATCACAGCAACTCTTGTGCCATCGGGTTGATTGTAGTTAGCAACACGGGTAAATCCTAAAACGTTGTTTTCATTAAAGTGACCACTTTCCACAAAAGGTTTTTTATCGCCGGGCAGAGGACCTGAGTTTACAACTATCTCTCGATAGTTTGTGCCCACCCTATCTAAGGGTTGAGAGCCACTGTTTTGATGTCGTGGTCGTCCTACATAATTTCGATATCCTGGATTTGTAATTTCTTCATTCGTCAAATCCGCTTTCACTTTTATTTCAATATTTCCAATTGGAGACATCTCGTAGTAATCAGTGAGTTGTTGTTTGGTGATTTTTTCATTCGGGTAATATCGTGCATAATCATCTAAGTATTGTTCGAGTCCTGTATCAAACATCTCGGCTTCAGGAACTTTTCCGCCTTGACCACCACCATAGAGAAACTGTTTCCATGCTTCCGGTGTTCCTGCTTTTGGAGCTTGAGGATCATTAATTTTATTCAAGGTAAAAGATTGAAACGCAAAATCTTCTGGTTGCACAACTTGTGTTGTCGGTAGTGTGGTGCCTGGAGGTGCTGCTTGTTGTTGAGCGACAGGATCCGGTAATTTCTTCGGTGTATACACCGCATCTGTTTTATTAAAGAGTTTAAAAATTTTTGTTGGATTAAAAGCGTATAAGTTTCCTGACTCGACAGCTTGATTAAAGTAATCTTCTCCTTCAAAGGCTGGATCAGGCATGAACTGTTGTTGATTCATATTGGCTAAAGGATCACCGCCCATGGCCATCTTGACAGGTTCTCCTTTTTCTGCTTGTCTAACAACACCTTTGGGAATAAATCCTGCACCACCAAAATAATTCTTCACTTCGGTAATCTCAGGAATGTCATCACTGGCTTTGAGAACATCATCCACGGTCTTTAATCCAAGCTTACTTAATTTTGTTAAAGCGACAGGAGGAAAAATAAAATCTAACGCATCTAACGGTGCGAATGCAATGGCATTACGATCGTCTTGAGTTAACTCTTGACCTTGAGATAATTTGTCAAAGGCTTTGCGTTGTTCGCCGTACAAAAACTGTCCTGTCATGCCTAGTATTTCTTGTAAATTAAAATTTTCATATCCTCGTTTTTTTAAATCTTGCTCTAAATTTCTAATCGCTAGTAATTGTTTACGAGAGTTTGGTTGCATTTGCTGAATCTGTTGAATTATAGGTTTTGATTCTTCTAACAGTTGAGCTTGTGTTTGTTCTTTTTGAGCTATTTGTTGTTTTAATTCTTCTTCGGGAGTTAAAAATTTATACGCTTTGGCTATTCCACTGGAGATGTACCGTGGTCCTTGGTCCGTGGTCGACGGTTGAATGAGACCTGCTCTCGTACCACCGCCCTTGGCCATGTAG